TAGCTCTTTCATTAAACTGCCTTGACCGTTCAGCCATCTTCTGTCTCTCTAAATTCAATTTAGCTTGATCATCCATTGTATCGGATTGAACTTGTTGTTGCTTAATCTGCAACTCTTGTTGTTTAAGCGCAACAACCGGATCTGTGCCTTCTTGACCAATTCCAGCAATTTGAGCACTTAATACTTTAACATTTTGCATTTCTTGGGCTATTAACTGTGCTGTCAGGGCCTCTAATTCTAACATTTGCTCCTCAGAGGCAGCTTGTCCTTGGTTTTGTTGCATATAAACTACAATAGCTTGTTCTTGGGCTTTTATCCGAGCGTGTTCCATAACATGTTTTTGTAAGGCAATCGCTACATTAGGCATAGCTTGAACAATAGCAGAAGTTCCAAAAGTTAAATGAGCCATAATATGAGCATCGTGATCTTGCCCCTCAAAAGCCTGTAAATCCGTGTTTTCTAACGCATCTATGTTTTCTAGAGCGGGATCTTTTGGAATAGGCTCTGTACTAGAAGGTGCTTTTAAAATTTTATCTATGTCCCTAACCCCTAACGCCTCATACATTCTTCTGAAAGCCTCATACATGTTGTGTAACTCAGGGGCTTGTGCCGCTAACTGCATCTGTGTCTGAGCCAAAGCAATACGTTGCGCTTGAGAAAATATATTAGGGTTAGATACAGGAATAATATCTACCCTCTCATCAAAATCTTGAGATTTAATCGATTGTTCCTGATTTTCAATAATGTACGGGTATTCTGGTGGTAAATAATCCGAAATAACCTTGGCTAATAACTGAAATTCTTGTTTCATGGCGTAATGCAACCGCTTATGAACCGCACTCATAACCCGAGTGCCTTGTTCCAACATAGCTACCGTCGTTCCTACGGCTGCCTGCTGATTGCCATCCCCTACCTTTAAATCAGTAATTGTTGCAAATCGTTGCCCCGCTTGAACCACAAAACCTAACAATTGAAATAATGTCGGATCTGGCCCTTTAAACGGCAACGGCATCAAGCTATCTCGTATTGCCCCTCCGGGAGCGTCAACATCTCGAAACTCTCCGGGCTGCAATGGATCATCGTCATCTCTAATTCTCAACCCACGGGCTTTAAAGCCTGCTGGAAGATTGGACAAAGTACCCGCATCAATTAACTGCCGTAAGGCAGCGGTTGCTGTACGAGATAAACCACCAATCGTGTGGATCAAACCTAACCCGTAAAAACCAAAACCGGGCAAAAACTTGTAATGGACAAAGTACTGTATTTTTTTCTTCTTGGAATCGTCTTCCCCGTAATTTCTTCTTATCGACAAGATCTGACCATTGTCCTCGCTAATCGAAACAACGTAAGGAACTTTAATCCCCGTAGGTTCCCCCTTATCATCCTTTTCTTCATAACCTTTCAAATCCAAATCGACATGACACTCCAACACGGTGCAATCGTAATCAATATTAGACGGTTGTACCCCATCAATATAATTAATTTCATCGGTTACGCTATCCGTAGAAGACTGTGCAGGAATTACCGAAATATCTCGGTAAAAACCTGCAATTTGTTTTTTACGAAGGTCGTTTAACGACATTCTAACTACTTGCGTTATATTAGGACACGTCTCTAAATCGTTAGCTTCATACGGCACAACCAAATGTTCTGCGGGAACAAATTTACTAACGGCCCTGTCCATACCTTCATCGTAATACACTTTTTTAAATGTGCTACCTGCCAACGGCAAATAAAACAACATTTGATCAAACTCAGGCGTGTATTCTTCCATCACCGTAGTGATGTAGTAATTCATAAATTCACGAACTCGTTTAGCCTGCTCTTCTTTGTCTCGAGTAGGGGAACCAAGAATGGTGGTGCGGACAGGCCCCATCGGAGGCAACAACTCGTTAAAAGCTTGTGCTTGAAACTGCGTTGCAGCTTCAGCTAACAAAGGATGTGTAACCCCGGTTGCTCCACGAAACGGTTGTGTTCTCTCCTCGTAATTAAAACCTAATAATTCTAAACCATTGGCATAAGCTTCTTCCCAATCTTTACGGGAAGACTTGTTAGCTTCGTATTCACTCATCAAACTACTTGAAATACTACCTAATTCGGAATCGTCAATCTCCTCGGCAAGATTACGAAAAAAATCTCCCTCGTCAGGAGCATTATTTAAAGAAGGGTCCATGTCCACGACAACCCCTCCATCGTCCGTAGCCTCAATCTCAATCCCATCAGGAATAGCATCTTTTGCCGGAAATACCGATGCAGGCATTTCTATCTCAATATCATCTAACGCTTCCGCTACATTCGGATCATCATTTTGCTTCTCTACTAAAGATACCGGGGGTTGCTGTGCCATAACTTTTCCTTATAATGTTTGCTACATTATTCTACTGAAACATGTTTCTTGCAACCGAAGATAATCCGCTAACCCCTCGGGGTCGCTGAAACATCGTCCGCGCTATTTCGTTAAGAGTCCCAATGCCCTGCTTACGGACCACGCCTCCTTGGGCAAAAGTATCACCAACACCTTCTCTTGACACCGCTTTCTTTAATTCCGGGGTCAGCTTAATGACATAAGCCCCTAAATCTACATTTTTTCTGTATAAACGTGATTTATCATTAATAACAACATCATTTAAAAATGCGTTAATTACCTCCGTGTTGTATGTTTTAGCTATTTTTTTAAGAATTTTAGGAACTTTTTCCTGATACAAGTTTTTTAAAGAATCCGCTTTTCCTTTTTTATATTTTATTTCAGGCATTTTTTCATTGGGAACCATTAAATAGTCATAGTCTTCGTTAACAGCTATGCGTAAAGCTTGTTTCAAAGCCGTCTCGTGACTAACCTTTGCCCACGGGTTTTCAATATAAGTCATTGGTCGGTTTTCAATTGGTTTTATTAAGTTTAAAGACTCTTTGTTTCGTTCTAAATCTATTAAAAAATCTTTAACAGGTTTGTAGGTAGGGTCTCTTCCAATAGGAGCCGCATCATGAAACAAGCTACGTGTTTCAAGAAGACTAAAAAGTTGCTCTATGTCTCGATTCATCTTAGGATTTGCACTGTAAGTGGTTAACTTGCGCATCAAACGGGTTGTAACGTATTCAGACAATTCTTCTGCTGTACGGTTATCGGGCGCAAGGTCTTCAATCATTTTTGTTACTTCTTTTTGCTTTGCCGCATAACTAGCTTTATGAGTGTCCATTCGACTATCAAAAGTATTTCGCCGTTGACGAGCCTTAGTTAGATCATCTTGAACCTCATCAACATAAAAAATTTTGGACGTAGCTTGTCCCGTTTTTCCAACATCTTTTAGTAAGTCTGGATTAAGAACTGTTCCATCTTCCAGTTTAACCGGACCCTCCCAATCTGTTATTAACATATGTGCTAATACGTTGTCTTGGGTAGCCGTTTGCGCCGGACCAAAGTGCTCTTCAAAATTTCCTTTTATTTGAGGAGACGATATTAAAAATTCGCGACGCTTTGTCTGAATAACAGGTGTGTCGCCTTCTAACGCAAGGTCATGCACATATTTTGTGTCCTTTTTGCTTGGCTCTGTAATTTTTACCAAATCAAAATAATCTGTAGCTTCTACCATTGCTTCTCGTGCGTTGTCTGCGGTTACAGCCCCCTTATTGGAGTCAGGTAAAATTATCTTTTTTTGACCTGTACCAAAAGAAGCTTCTTGATAATCCCCAAGACCTTTCTGCAATTCATACTTTCCGTCTATCATGCTTCTTACTAACGCATAATCTCCTTCTGGCGTTTCAATAGGAATTATTTCTGGAGGGTAATTTTTAAGAGTATATTCTCGTGCGTTTTTATAAGTAGAAGGACTTAAATTTCCAAAATGAATATCTTTAAAAATTTGATTAAATTGAACCAAGTCCTCTGAAGACGGCTCTATTTCCATAGCTTCCCCAAAAACAGCTCTTTTAGCCGGAACTTCTCCTAAGACAGTTAAGTCTATAGACAACTCATTATCTGATAATCTTTTTTGAAACTGCTCCCTAGAAATAGGGGTGGTGTCCGTTAAATCCAATCCCATTGCTTTAATTTCTGAGTTGAAATTAACTTCTTTCTGATCTTTCTTTGCTCTAGCTTTTAATTCGTTTACAAACTCTGCCGTCGTGCCTTTCTTTCTTTTGACACCTTCCGCTAACTTCCGTGCATACGACGTTACGCCCATGTGCCTTGTAATGGGTCTTACCAAAGAAGACGTAGTTGGACCTTCTGGTACTATGTTAAGTCGTGGTTGAAACACTTCAGGAGCCTTATCCATCAGACGTTCTGCTGCAAGAAGACCTTCTTGTGAAATATACTTCCCGGCCTGCGGTCCGAATTTAGAAAGAACTTTAGCTCCTTTAACGGCTGCCGCTCCAGACACCGGACTAAAAAATTCTCCAACTTGAAAAGGAACACCTTCGGTTTCTTCCCGAGTCAACAGCCCTTTTTCGATACCAAATTCTTTAACATCCTCCGTGGTCGGCAACTGCATTAGTGTCTGTACAGGTGCCCGCAAAAAAGTAGGCATGTACTGAATATAATCAGCGACCCCTTCGGACATAGAACCAATGTCTCCGGGCAAACCTAAAGTTCCCGCTACCGCGCCTTTTTCGGCCTCAATATAAGTTCGCGGATCTTTTAAAACTTCAGGAATAGGAGCCGCCTGATCTGCCATGACAATATTTGGATCAGGATAATTAATAATATCTGACCCTAACTTTTTT